CTACCGCGTACCCGCTGCAGTCGCAGGAGCCGGCGCCCGCTTCTTGATGTAGGGCTGTTTCGCCCTGCTGCGTGGGATCCGGGTGTACGAACACCTGCAGTTCGCCACCTGGCCGATCGGGAGGCTGGGATCCAGGGGCGCGTTCGCCTCGTATCCGACGCTGGACCCGGGAGGGGTCTTGGCAGTCGGGCACCCGTTCCCTTTATCGCCGACGTTGAATGGCTCATCGAGCTCCCGCTCCTGGCCGTCTATTGACTTATGACAAGGCCGGGCCCGAGGGTCGAAGCGGCCAGAGGTCGCATGGCGCCAGACCTTGATGAGGGTGGACCCGGCCCGCGCCAGGAACTCGTCCCCCGCCGCCGCCTGCTGGTTGAAGACCCGGCCCACCTCGACGCGGGTGATCGTCTCGATCCTCGCCTCCGTGGCCGTGTCCCCGGTCCCCTCGAAGGCCGCCCGTACAGCGTCGGCGAACTCGGGGCCCGATGTCTCCCCGGTCACAGCCTTCGCCACCGCCTTGTTGATGTCCCGCTTGATGGAGTCCACCAGCGTCCTGACCTTGGACCCCGCCTGCTCCTGGGCGATGGCGATGGCCCTGGCGTCCACCCCGACCACCTGGTCGAGGGGTAGGAGGGCCGAGTCCCGCGCCGCTGCAACCTGGGCGGCACTGGCCCCGCTGGTCTTGATCTTGTCGGCCAGGACGACGGCCAGCTGATCCAGTTCCCGCTCGATGGCCTGCCGCTTCCGGGTGGCTGTGAAGATGTCGAAGTCGGTCCCGCCGCCCCGGATGATCCCGCCCATACGCCGGAGGGCAGAGAGCAGGGCCCGCTGGACATCCACCAGGGCATCAGCGGTCAGGGCCTGCAGGTCAGACGGCCCCGGCATCGTGCCGCACCATCGCGGCCTCCTTCATGGCGATCTGGGTGGTGCGCTGGACGACCTCGAGCGAGGCGATCAGGCTCCGGCTCATCTCCTCGGCTGTCACCTTGATGCTCTCGACCAGCCTCAGATGCGCCAGCTGGGCGGCCTGCGCGTCGATCACGGCTCTCTCGATGGGGGTCATGCGTCGGCCCTGGACAGGTCGGCCGGCTCAGACTCCTGGGAGTCGTCCCGGGCCTCGACCTCCTCCGCTGCCTCCCGGTCTTCGGCGTCCTCGAGGTTGTCCCCGTATGACTTGCTGGCGATCGTGGCCCGGATGATGGCTGCCCGCTCATCGTCAGAGATGGCCCCGGACACCACAGCCTCGCCCATCGCCGTCGTGACCTCCAGCACCTCCTTGGCGTCGAGCATCGTGTCACGGTTCGCCACGTCCGACATCGTCACGGTCACGGTCAGGTCGCTGGCAGTCCAAGGCAGGCCGGCCATCTCGCCCAGCCAGATCAGGTAGTCCCCCAGCTGGGTGAACAGGGCCGCGATGTACGCTTGATAGTTCGATACGGCCCGATAGATGCGACTGCCCTGCTCGGCAGCGGTCGCCCGGTTGGTGTCGCCGCCGCTCGAGAACCAGTGCCGCGGGATGCCCTCGGAGCCCAGGATGTAGTCCAGGGTCATCTCGTAGATTGCCTGCGTGTCGGAGGCGTTCATGGTCGGCGCGATGGCATCCACCTCCACGTCCTTGCCCGTCACCAGCGCGGCGCCCGGCTCCATCTCGGTCGCCCACTTCAGGGCCATCTCCTCGAATGCCAGGTCTTTGGAGTCCTCGCCCATGCCCTCATCGTTCGCCTTGTCGTAGGTGACGTGCAGCCAGAACCGGTTGGCGTATTCGACCTTCCGCAGGGACTCGGCCAGGAAGGACTCCAGGGTGTCCGACTTGTCTAGGATCCGAGTGAACAGGGGCCCGGAGCGGACGCCCAGGGTATTGGCCCGCCAGAACTGCAGGCCCGTGCTGAAGTCGAACGTGCCGGCATCCTGGTCGTTGGGGTCGCGGGGCACCTGGAACTTCTCAGGCTTGACCCCCGGCCCCGCGATGCCGAACAGGCGCTCGCCGAATGCCGTTGACTTGTAGGCCAGTTCCATGACCGCGTCATGGTTGAACGGGTGCGAGCGCAGGCTCTCGATCCCCTCGATGTCCAGGCGGCCCAGGGTGAAGTTGCTCGAGGGCGTGCCATCCATACGGGTCGGGGTCGTGATGGTGGGGACGAGCTCCCCGTCCACGATCAGGGTCCTGATCTTCTGGGACACCCAGACCGGCCAGTTGTTCTCGGGCTTGGCGAACTGCGCGTTCAGCCACTCCTGGGCTGCCGGGTGATCCACGGTCATCACCAGGCCGTCGCCGATGACGTGCTGGGCGAATCGGTCAATCACGGCACCATAGGCCGGGCTCGTCCGGTACAGCTTGCGGGACTTGCGAATGGCCCGCTGCCGCTCGAATGCGTTCAGCTCGAGGTCGTCCTCCGACCCGCCTACGCGCCGGCCCTGGAAGCCATCGTCATCCTTGTCGAATCGCTCCCGCATCCTCTTGGACCGTTGAGCGATGCCAGCGCCTGGGTTGCTCCTGCGTTTGAACAGTCGAAACATGGAACGCTCCTCTGGGCGCACACTATCGCACGCCATAGCCCTCGCTCTGTACTACTTTCGACCACCAAGGGCCACGCCACCACGACCGAACCGGGCGGCCTTGGGGGTGCCGCCGACCCTGGCGCCGGGGACGCCGACGTTGCGGAGCTCGCCGAAGGCCCCGCCCAGCGCGTCCGCCTGGTCCTTGTACTTGCCCGAGGGGAACCCGCCCAACTCGTCCAGCAGGGGGCCGAGGAAGGGGCCCGACAGGATCCGCACGTTGCCTGCGTTGTACTGCCTGGCGACCGGCCCGGCCCGCGTGACCTTGTCGCCGGTCGGTCGGACAGCCTTGACGTTGAAGCCCGCCAGCATCCTGACCTGGTCGTTGGCCTGCTTGATCCCTGCGTCCGCCGGCTCCTGCTCGAACACGGTCAGGACCGAGCCCCACCTCTCCCGGTCAGCGTGGGCCGTCTGGAGGATCAGGTCGTCCCGCTCGTCCGGCCGCCGCTTGAACCGCTGCACGTCCACGATGTACCAGTACCCGTGGACCTCGCACATGAGCACCCCGGCCGTGTACGCGCTGTCCCTGCCGACCGAGCCTGCCAGGTCCCAGAACCGCACGAACCGCCCGCCCCTCGGGATCTCCTGCACGATCGGGGCAGCCCCACGGTCGAACACCTCGCCGGCCTCCACGATGTCCCAGTCGCCGTCGAGCATCCGGGCCAGCTGCACCGGGTCCAGGGCCTCCTCGAGACTCTGCCGGTAGCCCGCCTGGTCGATGCCCGGGTTGTCCGTCAGGAGCGAGCGCACGAACGGCCGGTCCTCCACCAGGAACCGCTGCTTGAAGAACGAGTGCGACTCCCCGCCCGGGTTGGTGGCGGCTCTCACCTTGAGAGGTACGCGAGACAGGGGCCCGCTCTCGGGCCGGCGCAGGCGGGACTGGATGGTCCGGTACTGGTACTCGCTGAAGGTGGTGGCCTCATCGTAGTACAGGCCCTGGTAGGTCGGGCCGCGCCCGATGAGGTCGGCCGCCTTGTCGTTCTGGACGTGGGTGAAGGACAGCGTCACCCCGCCCGGGAAGGTCCATTGGTGGCGGCTCTCGTTGTAGACGGCGTTGGTCGGGCCCAGCCACTCCTTGGACACCGGGATCAGCCCGCCGGCTGCCGCCAGTTCCGGGTAGGTCCGCCGCATCAGGAGGGCCGCGTACCCCGGCACCTGGGCGTATTGGAGCGCATCCATCAGCAGGGCGATGGACTTGCCCCCGCCTGCAGCCCCACCGAACAGGGCCTCCCGCTCCTCGATGCCCAGGAACACGGCCTGGCGCGGGCTGGGGAATAGCGGGATGTACGGGTTGGCCTCGATGCCGGGGATCACCCGCTCGATCAGGCTGGCGAAGTCAGGGGGCACGGGGGTCGTCAGGCTCCTCGGGGCCCATGTCCATGCTGCCACCATCGTCGCGTATGGACTCGAGATGCAGACGGCTGGCCTCGTCCTCCAGCCACTCCTGCTCCCGCAGTCTGTGCTCTATCTCCGCATCCTCGCCCGATAGGTGTAGCCCGCCCTCGCGGATCAAGTGCGCTGCGAGCGGGTCCTCATGGGCCAGCGTTCGGAGCCAGCGTGGGTCATCGGGTCGAACGTGCGTGCACGAGATGGCGCCAGCGGATATGCGACAGGGAGCCATCACTCGCTCCCCGCTACCCACGGACCCACCCCTTGCCCTTGCACGCTGGACAGGTGGCGTCAACGGATCCCGTCTCGGCCTTCGACCACTCGAGGTAGTGGTCGTTCGCCATGCCAAGGCCACCGCAGGACCAGCATAGCGAGGTGCCGTGGAAGCGGTCCCACCACTTCGGTGGGTGGCGCCTACGGGCCTGCCTGAGTCTGGCGCCGTTCTCACATGAGTACCCGCAGTGGCTGTGGCCGCAGCTTCCGCATATCGCATTGGTCATAGGGACCGGCGGCAGGACGGGGGGGCGGTTCCTCCTCTTGGTATTCGCTCCCATCACTCGCTCCCATTCTTGGCGTGCCCGTTCGTGCTGTGCCCGTTCGTCTCAGGCTGGCCGCCCGCGTCGAGCTCCGCCCTGGCCTTGGTGAAGTCCTCGAGCCAGACCACCCGGTCCCCGTCTGATTGGGGTGCATGGTGGACGTGGTAGTGGGTGTCCCCAGCCGGTGCCGGTGCGGGGGTCGTGGTGTCGGCCAGCTTTACGACCTCGCGGTGATGGTGGAGGATGGCCGTCGCGCTCTGCCGGCGCTCCCTGAAGTCGGCCGGCCGGGACATCTCAGCGTCCCCGTCCCCCGCTCCGATCGATAGGCCGCTGCTGTCAGTCGCCAGCAGTCCAGCCCGCAGCGTGTCCAGGCAGGCAACCGAATCGCCCCCCGCGTGCTCGGCCGTCTCTCGCGCCAGTTTCAGCTTGGCCTTGGCAACCATTCGCTCGAGCCTGCGCTGGCGGACGCCCCTCGAGGACTCCATTTGCTTGAAGGGTGCGAGGCCCCCCGCTCCCCCCTGGGCGCCGTTCTGGTCGTGGGAGGCTGTGCCTGAGTCGCTGGTCACGGGGTTCCTTTCGGCCTGCCGATACTACACTGCGTAGTCCCCTGGCCTCGATCTTGGATGTTGTCGCGCTTGACTTCGGGATTTACCGTGGGTCGGTGGTGGCGGCAGAGGGGTCTGGATTCTGGAGGGATTCGCCCAGACCAGAGTCAGAGGTTTTGGAGGGGACAGACTCGTCATCCTGCAGTTCCCTGATCTGCTCCCGGAGCCCCAGTATCGTCGTGCGCATCCCCTTGAAGACCTCCGCCCAATGGTCATGCTGGACCTGGCAGCAGGCGGGCATGGGGGTGGACGGGGGAGGGCAGCCGGTGTCGCTGAGGGCTGGATCCTGCTCATGGAACGAGTGGGAACAATCCACCCCGACCTCCCCGTCGTCGGCGTGCGTCCGCCTCGATAGGT